CTCTCGCCTGTGGACGTTACGGCGGGCGAAGCCGACCGCCCAGACCCTCGAGCAAGTCAAGGCCTACGCGCGTGAGGCCCTGGTGTGGCTGGTCGAGGATGGGGTCGCGGCGGAGGTCTCCGCCTCGGCAACCTACGGGACACTTGGCGGCTCGAGGTCAATCACGTTGACGGTCACACTGACCCGGCCTATTACAGGGACGGCTGAGTTCCGTTTTGACGGGACCTGGCTCGCGGAAGGGAGTCGCTGATGGCCTGGACACGACCCACGTTGGCCGAGCTGATTTCACGGATTCACACCGACCTTGTGTCCCGCCTGGGTCTCTCGCCTCTGCGGCGAGGGGTTGTGGTGGTCCTGTCCCGCGTGATGGCGGGCGCGGTCCACCTGCTCTATGGGGCCGTGGAATGGGCGGTCCGACAGCTTTTCCCCGACCAGTCCGAGGAAGTACAGCTTCTCCGCCAGGCCGCCGTTTTCGGAATCACGAAAATTGCCGCCACCTACGCCACCGGGGTCACGCGCGTCACAGGGACGGTCGGGCAGGTCGTCCCCTCGGTTACGCTGGCCCGCGTCGACGGGGCTGAGTATACGGTGGCGTCGGGGACGATTGGAGGCGGCGGGTACGTGGACCTCGCGGTGACCGCGTTGCTCGCCGGCGCCGCTGGTACGGTCGCGGTGGGGGACGTGTTGTCGTTCTCCTCGCCGGTCTCGGGAATCGACGTCAACACCACGGTACAATCCTCCACTGCGGACGGAGCCGACGAAGAGGACACCGAGTCCCTGCGAAGCCGATTTCTCGCACGACTGGCTGACCCGCCGCACGGCGGGACTGAGACGGACTACGTGGCGTGGGCACGCGAGGTCGGCGGGGTGACTCGGGCCTGGGTCGTCCCCCAGGGTCTCGGTCCTGGAACCGTCGTGGTCTACTTTGCGCGCGACAACGATGCGAGCCCAATTCCTTCCTCCGGCGAGGTGGCCGCGGTACAGGCACACCTCGACGAGGTGGCCCCGGTCACCGCCGAGGTCACCGCCGCGGCGCCCACGGCGTTGACGGTGAACTACTCCCTGCACGTGGTGCCCGACACCTCGACGGTGCGCGCGGCGGTGTCGGCCGAACTGGCGGACCTGCACGTGCGCACCGAGCCTGGTGTGCCGCTGCTGCTCTCGGCGATTCGTACGGCAATCGGCACAGCACCCGGCCTGACGGACTACACGCTGACCACGCCCTCGGCGAACGTGGTGCCTTCGGCGCACCAGATTCCGTTGCTCGGCACGGTGACCTACTCGTGAGCGCGCCAGGCCCGCTACCGTGGACCTTCGGCGGCCTTGATGACGTCGGGTCCGCCGCCGGGTCGATGCTCTGGCACCTCCTCCCGCCTGGGAGGCTGTGGCAGCGTCCCGGGGATTTGGCGAATCTGGTGCAGGGTCTGGCCGACGAGTTCGACCGGGCCAAGTTGCGGAGAGACCAGGTGCTCGAGGAATCCGACCCCCGTACAGCGAACGAGACAATCGAGTGGTGGGAGTCTGCGCTGGGACTCCCCGACGAGCGCGTGCCGGTCATCCCCGCGACGCTGGCAGAGAGGCGGGCCGTGGTGACCGCAGCCTGGATTGCTCGAGGAGGCCAGGACCTGGCGTTCATGCGCGCGGTGTGTAGCGCCGCAGGGTGGACTTTGATTTCCCTCGACCGCCACGCCTCGCCGCGACACTACGAGCTAGCCGGTGAGTCCCACGACCGGCTGTCGTTCACCCTCCGCACCTCGGACCGAGTGCTGCACCGGGTGCACGGACTGCCGTACGCCTACGCGGTGACGGCTACTCTGTGGCCCACCGGGGCCGCCGGACAGATTCCGTTCGCGCAAATCTCCGCGATTCTCCGAGCGGCCTTGCACGTGCACTACGCCCTCGAAATCCACGTGCCGGCGGTTCGGCTATACCTCACAAAGTTCGCACCGAATCAGTACGACGTGACGGAGTGGGGGGATGTCGTCACTGGGACCTATGGCGGTGTCGTCATGTCTGGGATTACCTGCGCTCAAACGAACGCCACGGACTCCGGAGGCGACCCCCTAGGGCCGGACTGGTACCTGTACGCACGGGACGGTGGCGGGTTTGCCTCGCTCTCCGGAATCCCGGCCGGCGGCGGAGGCGTGGTGATTCAGGGACTCGGCGACGCCGGTGTTCCGACTGGCCGAACAAGAGGATTTCTCGTCGGCGTGACTCTCCCGCCGGCCTACACCTAGGAGAAATATGCACCGAATCGACGCCGACGCCCACGTTGCGAACCTCTTCTCCGAGGGGGACCCGACCGTCCCTAGGCTCCCTACGCGGATTGACGCCGCGTGGCTGAACTCGGTTCAAGAGGAGCTCGCCCAGATGGTTCTGGCTGCTGGGCTTTCGCTCATCAAGGGAGTGGTGCAGCTCCCGGCGGTGACCGCGTTCCTCGGAAGGGCGCAGTCGTGGACCGCTAAACAGACATTCGCGACCCCGAGCGGAGCTACCGACACGCTGATTGCCGCCTCCACCGCAAGTGCCTCCGCTCCGGCCGCGCGTGTGACGGCGACCGATACGAGCACCGCCCTCGAGGTAGGCATTACCCAAGGGGTGGGTGTGTCTGTCACCGGCATCGTCTCCGGCACCGGGGTCTTAGCTGCCTGCGCCGGTGGAACAGCGCTCGCCGGCGAAACTTCCGGCTTAGGTACGGGAGTGCGGGCGCAGACCTCCGGCGCCGGGCCGGGCCTATCGGCACAGACCACGGGCGGGGCAACGAGCTCGGGGGCGGCTGTGAGTGCCTCGACGTCCGGAGGGGGCTACGCAATTCGTGTGGCGTCGACCACCGCAGGCAAGCCGCCCTTGCGGGTAGTGCCCCAAGCGGACGCAACCTTGGTGGGCGTGGACGAGGGCGCGGTGTGGTGGAGCTCGACGGACCACCGTCTCCACGTGTACGACGGTACCGGGGAATACCGCCTCCCCCTACTGACCTACGGAGCGGGGGCGCGTCCTGGGCAGATCGGAGACATCGCGGTCGACACCACGACCCACTACATCTACATTCACGACGGCGTCACTGCTCAGCAGGTCTACCCGTGACGAGCGCCGACCTTCTGACCCTACTGACCTCGGGCGGCTACGGGATTGCCGCGCTGGCACTGACCGCGGTCGTGTACCTGTACCGCGCCCGCGAGGCCGACCGCACGGCAGCAATCGCCAGCACGCAGGCCGACCACGCGGCGCAAATCGAGCTGTTAAAGACGGTCGTCCCGCTCGCCGAGAAACTCGCCGAGGGCGTGCTCTCAATCGAGCGACTGGCAACGAGCGTCATGCGGAGGGAGAACACGTGAGCCGGTCTGAACGGAAGGCTTTGGCCGAAACAAGACAACACACTGCGGTCGCTATCGCCGCGGCGGTCGAGGAGATGACTCGAATCCTCGCCGTGGCCACGAGGATTCTCGACCGTGTTCGAGAGCTCGAGGCCTCGCAGTCCCAGCCCGGGAACGCGGCGTGATTGCGCCTTTGCCTCGGTGGGTGCCGTGGCTGGCCATCGCTGCGGTGGGCTTGGCCGGCTACGGGCTCGGTCGCTGGGGTACCGCCCCCGAGGTGGAGACCAGGGAGGTCGTCCGGACGGAGTGGCGCACGAAGGTCGAGACCAAGGAGGTCGTCCGCTGGCGTGACCGAGTCGTGGAGCGCCGAGTCACGGACCGGCGGACGGAGGTGTCTGACGCTGGGACCGTAGTGGTGGAGCGAATCGAGGAGCACTCCCGGACGGACCGCGACGGGGCCTCGGCCTCGGAGGGCAGCACCACGCAGGCGCTCGACCAGACCGTCTCGAGGGTCAGTACCCCTGTTCGCCCCCAGTGGCGGGTGGGGGTAGACGTGGGGGCGTCTCTTCGCGAGCCGCTCGTGCCGCTGTACGGACCCGTCGTGGTAGGGGCTCGGGTCGAGCGGTGGATTGCAGGGCCCGTGTGGCTTGGCGCGTGGGCGTCCACCTCCGGCGCGGCGGGTGTGTCCGTCTCAGGGGAGTTCTGACGTGGTCTCCTCCCTCGAGACCTCGGCGCGGTGGCGAGCCCTCGAGTCCGGGGCTTCAGCTCACCAGGTCGCCAAGGCCTGGCGGGCGGGCCTGAGGGACGCGGGGCGCGCGATGAGGACGGCCACGGTGCGGCACGTGCGCGACCGGAAGCGCCTGCGGGCTCGCACCGTGCGGGAAGCGATTCGCCTGCGGCGCGAGTCGCGGGGGCTCGAGGTGGTGATTTCGGGGCGTCCCGTGCCGCTGGCGGCCTACCCTCACCGGCAGACCGCCCGTGGCGTGACGGCCAACATCAACCGCGGCGCCGCGACTCGCCTCCCGGGAGCTTTCACGGTGACTTTCGGTGGAGGGCACTACGGGGTGTTTCGGCGCGTCGGGCGAGCTCGCCTGCCCATTCGCGAGGTTTTCACCTCGACGGTGGCGGACGTGGTGCGGGACACCGGAGTTCCGGAGGGCCTGCTCACCGAGGGCACCACCACCTTCTTCGACACGTTCTCGCGTGTGCTGGCCTTGGAGGAGAAGTGAACAACACGAAAACCTACCGTTCCCTGATTTACGGGCCTCTCCTCGTGCGAGTGCGCCAGGCCCTCGAGGCGTGCGAGAAGCGTGGACGCTTCTACTGGCTCACCTCGGGGTTGCGCTCATATGCGGAGCAGGGTGCCTTGTACGCGCTGGGGAGGACCGTCGCGAACGTCGACGCGACACCGGAAAAACCTCTCGGCAACGTGGTGACGAGGGCGAAGCCGGGCGAGTCGTTCCACAATTTCGGGCTCGCTGTGGACGTAGCACTCGACGGAAACACCACGCGAGCCGGCCTACAGCCGGACTGGCGCCCCGAGGCCTACGCCGTTTGGGGTGAAGAGGCGGCCCGCGCTGGCCTCGAATGGGGCGGGACGTGGCGGAGCTTCCAGGACTTCCCGCATGTTCAATGGCCCGGGGTGTCTTTGGCGGACTGCCGGCGAGAGTTCGCCGCGGGCGGACTACCGGCGGTGTGGCTCTGGCTCGACCGGAGCCGGCCGTGATAGGTGACCGGTCGCCCTCCCGGCTCGAGGCGGTGACCCGCGGAGTGAATTGCCGGACCTCCTCGGACGCCTACGCGAGGACGTGTCTCGCGGCCTTGGGGGTGTTTCCTCGGCCGGGTCCCTTGCACGAGACGGTAGGGTGGGCGACGGGCTGGGACCCGGTGGACGCCGACGAAGCCGTGCACGCCGCGCGGCGAGGAGAGGTCGTGGTGGCCGTGCACGGGCGGGACGTGGCAATCGTACTCCCGTCCCGAGAAGGTGACGGGGAGGTCTGGCTCGCCCAGGGAGGGCCGGCGGCGAACCATCGAGCGCCTCTTGCTGCGGCGTTCGGGTTCAGCCGACCGGAGTTCTGGCGACACTACTGACCGCGCTTCACGGAGTCGATCAGCACCCAAATCCCGTCAGCACCCCAGTTCGCGTGGTACCCCTCGCCGTCTACGAGGCGTGCCCCGTGGTCGACCGAGGTGCGACAGGCCTGCAGCCAGTGAATCACCTCGTGTGTGTAGGACGTGGCGCGGAGGGCTTGACCGCTACCCATCATGATTGTTCCCGTGTCGCAGTAGGCCAGGCCATACACGCGGCGCCCCCACTCGTCGACCCACGCCGCTTCGGAGTGAGGATAGACGCGCAGGCCGGCGAGGCGGCGACACTGCACCTGAGGGTCCGTGAGGTGGGCGTCCCCTAGGG